TGCCCGTCGACACAAACCCGCTTGCCGCGCTTGTCAGGCATGGCGCTGGCGTATCACACGACATCTGGTGCTGCTGGCGGTCGATCATGCAGGCCCGCACGACCCTCGCAGAACTGAAGGGAGACAACCCATGACCGACGACCAACACGCCCGCCTGCGTATTCTCGCCCGTGCCGCCGAGGTAACGGGCGGCGAGCGGCAGGATAGCTACGGCCCCGTGAAGATGAACCTGCAACGGATCGCCGATCTGTGGACGGCATATCTCGACTGCGGCGTGACGCTGTCGCCAGAGGCGGTGGCCTGGATGATGGTGCTGTTGAAGGCGGCCCGATCGGAAGCAGACGGCTATCACGAGGACAACTATATTGATGCCAGCGCCTACGCTGCCATCGCGGGGGAGTGCAGGATAGATGAGTGAAGACATCGACGACCTCCGCCGCCAGATCCAAGATCTGCACCGACAGGTCAACTATTGGAAGGCCAGCACCGCGCACTGGCAGAAGTTGTGGCAGCAGGCAGCCAACAAGGTGATGCAGCTAGACCCCGCCTTCGACACGGTGTTCACCACCAGCCCGGAGAAGGTGAAGGCGCTGCGGGATGCTGTCGAGGATTGGAACGATGGCGACTGATGGCATGCCGCATTTCAACGCGATGCCGGTCATGATCCGGGGCCAGCATTACCCGTCGCAGCGGGCGGCGGCGGCGGCCCTCGGCATCACGCAGTCGGCCGTCAGTCGGATGCTGACGAACAAGGGCGAGCTGTCTGCCTGCGGGCTGCGCAAGTACGGGGCGCCCGGCAACCGCAATGCCTCACGCCCGCTGACGATCGGGCCGCTGACGTTCGAGAGCAGGACGAAGGCCGCCGAGGCCCTCGGCATCACCCGCAATCAGATCAGCCGGTGGATCTCGAAGCGGGCGACACCCGGCCAGCGGGAGATGCTGATCGCCGCCGTCATGCGACTGTCGATGAAAGAAGGCCCCCGCCGGAGCGAGGGCCAGTTGCACAGGGAGAACACATCACCGGGAGGACGACGGTGATTTCTTATCCTTGCGCTCTTTCTCGATCTTGGCAAGCGTCCCGTAGACATAGGCGTCCTTGCGCTCGCCCTTCAGCCCCATCTCTTTTGCCCGCGCCATCAGGCTGCGCTCGATCTTCTTAGGCATCAGTCTTTCCCCTCGTTCCTGCGGCTGATTGCCGCCGCCTTGCGCCTTGCATCCGCCTTCGACGATGCGCCCCACGCCATCAGAGATTTCAGCAGCCGCGTCGGCCGCCCTTTCTCGTCCCGCTCCGGGCCTTCCATGTTCCCCATGCGCGCGAGGAAGGATGCCCGCCGCGGGTTGTCGCCGGATTTGACAGGGGCCTTGAGATCCGAGCCTGGGTTCTCGCGCTCGTAGGACCGGCGGCCGGCCTCGTTCAGACCGCCGCTCTCGGCCTTGCCTTCCTTGCGCGTCCAGGCTGCGGTCTTAGGCATCTTTCTTCTTCTCTTTGAACCCGCCGACCTTGCGCTTCATCATGCTGTAGGTCTTCGGATCAACGGTGCTTTCGGACTTGGGCCGCGACGTGCCCGCTTCCTTGCGCTTGTTGATGTTAGCATAGAGGCCGGGTTTCACATCAAGCTCCATGTCTTTGCTTTGACAACATTCTTATGCTACCTATACCACACCATGAACCACGAATCCATCGGCAGGGCTGGCGAGTTTTTGGTGGCCCATCATCTTGAGATGGCCGGCCTGCGCGCGGTGCATGCTGATGTAATCGGGCAGGATCTCTGGGTGCGAACGGTGTCGAACCGCATGGTCACGGTGCAGGTCAAGTCCACCGGCAAGGCGCAGGAGCAGGACGGCAGGCTCTACTACACGTTCTACAACGGGAACCACATCTGGCGCTCGGACATCTACGCTTTCGTTGCCATCGACGTTGGCCTCGTGATCTTCGAGCCGACCATGCTGAAACGCCGCAAGATCCAGCATCACGAGTTCACCCGAGAGCGGATGCAATCTTCGATAGCACAGTTCTTTTACTGACCATCGACAGGGCGACCTCGAGCGTCTCCTCGTTGCGCCGCAGCCAGCCCCTGCCGAATGTGGCGAAGGTGTTCAGGTTGCGGTAGAAGTTCTCGCGCATGATCGCCATCTTCTTGATGACGATCTTCGCATCCATCTTCTTGACCGCCGCCACGGTGGCCGCGCCCACAGCCCCGTCAGCTTCGACGCCGGCAATCCGTTGCAATGCCTTCGCCGCCCGCCCGGTGCCCGAGTTCACCGCCCAATCGAAGACAGCCCAATCGACACCGCTCGGCAGCTCATCGCCACGCACGCGATCCCAGTACAGCTTCTTGTACAACGGAGCGACATCCTCGACCGTCAGCTTCTTCATGGCATCCTTGCCAGCGGGCTTGCCAATCCACTGTTCCCACACCTTGCGGGTGACGCCCAAGTTAGTCTCGCCGCCGGGGTCTTTCGGATGGTTCACATAGCCGCCCTCGTGCTTGAGCAGCATCTTGAGGCAGTCGTCGAAGTTGTCTTTCATGTCCGTCTCCTGAACAGCCCTACAAACCCCCGCGCCATCTCCTGCGGACTAGGCAACACCCAGCCCACGACCAGCGCGATCCATACCCAAATAGGTATATCCTGCACGTTGTTGATCGTTAGGCTTTCGACCGCCGCGGCCTCGACCTGCTTCGTCTCCGTGATGATGTCCCGGCCGGCCTCGGTGCGCTCCTGATTGGCGACGAGCTGCTGGGTGTTCTCTTTGCCAGCCTGCACGTTGGCCGCAACATTCGGACCGCCACCGCCCAGCATGCCGAGAGGCAACGCCCCGCAGCCCGTCAGCAGGATCGCCAGCGCCAGAGCCTTAGCCTTCATCGCCCCGCTCCCTTGTCCTGACATACGCGCTGGCCCCCATGAACGCCGCCACCACGCCCATCTGCGCCGTGTAGAACATGGTCATCAGCCCGCTCAGAGCCTCAATGCGGTCGGTCGGCAGGATCGGCAGGATGAGGGCAGCCGTGAGGAGGACCATCGACCCCATCGCCACCCATGCCATATGCCGCTGCTGGTCCTGCTGCTTGTCCCAGTTCTCGATCCGCAGAAGGCGCTCGTGCTTCCCGATCTCGCCATTGGTCACAACCCCGTCGCCATCCAGATCGGCCACGTCGAGGATGCTGTCAGACTCCAGCCGCTTCGGTGTCATAGCTGCCCCTCGACGACAAGCACACCTTGGAACGAGGTGCTAACGGCATTGACTTGCTGCTTCGAGCAGATGGCGCGCGTCTCAAGATCCGTCTTCTCTGGCAATGCAATCGCATTGTCGAACACGAAATCTATGAACTTGTTGTTGAGCGTCACCTTCGCCGCCGTCGAGAACAGCAGACCTTGCAGCCGATACATCAAGCGGGCCGTGATGTAGGCAGAGCTGTCAGACCCATGCGAGACGTTGCCGCGCGTGACGTACAGAGTGTGGCCCAGCGGCACCGTGTAGAGTCCCTGCTCGGTCCGGTTGTTCCCGTTGATGATCCGCGCATAGACGTTGGCAGGAACGCCAGCTGTTACAACGCCCGTTCCAACATAGATGCTGTCTGCCACCGTGCCCGTCAGAGCATACGCGGCATTGATCCGCAGATAGCTCTTCGTCGTAGACACAGGCGTCTGCCCGTTCATCGTCACCAGCTCGGTCTGCTCTCGGTAGTTGGCATCCAGCCCCACGACAGACACCACCGCGTTGGTCGATGCCGAGCTGCTGGAAAGCGTCATCACAGACGCAGACGATGGGTAAGCGTAGACACCGCCGTGATCCCACACAGTCTCCTCGACGTTCTGCACATCCGGGTTGAACCCGAACACAAACACGGGCCGAGCGTTGGCGATCTTGCCTGCGCCCATGCGGATGCCGAACGGCACGTCCGTCCCACGCTGCCAAGTGTATTGCGCCTCGATGTCGACCATCAGGTGTTCCTCTCAAAATACAGCCACGCCAGCACCGTCACGAATGCCGTCACGCTGGTGACCATCAGCGCGATCAGCAGGGCCGACACGATGGCATCCTTGATCTCAGCCTTGCGGTGGACGTGATCCGCGCGCTGCTTCCTGACCACCGCCTCGATCCGCAGAAGCTCGTCCCACGCAGACTGCCCATAGCTAAATTGGATATACTGCCGGAGCTGTTCGCGCTGGCCCTCGGCCTGCTTCTTCGCGGCGAAGATGGCGACGGCCTCTTGCTGCACGCTGCCGCTGAATGTCTTGTACCAAGGCGGATCTTGAACGCGGCGTTCGAGGAACTCCAGATCACTGATGGCCCCCGCCCACTCGGCGAGCTGGCCGCCCATGTCTTGGATCTCACGCCCGAACTCGATACCGCGCTTGATCGCGTTGAAGGCGGTGGTGGCCGCTGCGATGATTGTAACTGGGTCCATGCCGCAGCCCTCCTTGCTGGGGCACGATACCACACTACCAGCGCGAGGGGTAAATGCCGTTCACGCAGATGACGTGCCGCATCCCTTCCGCATCACGCGCCTTCGTGTCGGGCAGCTTGAAGGTATGCACGCCGTCGCCGCCGTAGGTCGTCCCGAGGATGCTGAAGAGAGCGGGGTTCTGCGCGATGTCCATCATCTGCCCGTCGCAGAACATCCAGTTCCTCGGAGCAAAAGAACCCGCGAACAACATCACTTGTCCAAAGTAGCCTTCCATGTTTCACCCCATTTTCATCAGCACAGAAACTAGCAACATAATGATCGTGCCCGCCGTCCCGATCAGGATCGCTTCGATGCGTTTGATGCGGATGAACACTTCGCGGAACTGGACATCGACCTCCGTCTGCAACGAAGCGACATCCTTCTCAAGGCCGTCGATCTTCGGCTCAAGCCGGTCGAGGCGCTGGTGAGCTGCGGCGACAGTATTCATCCTCTTCACTCCGGTTTCTCAGGCCAAGTCACGTTATGCGGGAAGCCCG